CTTTCTTTCTGAAGCAGACACTAGAGGTAAGATCTAGAAGTCACAATGATTCAGGTTCCCCGGCAGGGAATCTCCGACTTAGGAGGTGCGACCGCTACACCGAAAGGGGCGGGTCGGACTTCCGGCCCGCCCTTTTTATGCGTCTGGGGTGGGCGGTCGTTCTATACTGAAATCTTCGCTGGCGTTAGATTCGATAGGGATCCACGCCTTGCTGTAAGAATGCTCTGAAACTTTCCTCTTCTTGACGAGGGATCCATCCAACAGCACATCCAGTTCATCTGTTTTCATATTGAATGAATTCAAGATGACCTGTTCGTCCATGGCTATGCTCAATAGACGAATCGTTTTACTGAGACGATGTGGGACAATCTCTCCTCTGGCCCTGTTGAGTTGGATGTGAAGCATCATTGCTTCTGTCTTTCCACAATCGCGCCTTTGAACGGGAATCTTTTTAAGACCCAGCGACTGTGCGGCGACCCAGCGGGCAAAACCGTCGATGATGATGCCATCTGTCATGGTGAGAATTGGATTGATCATTCCGTATTCTTCTATAGACTTCATCAGCCCAATCAGGTTGGGTTTTAGAATATGAGTGGTTCTCCAGTCGGGAACCTTGAGGTTTTCCGTTTTGAGAAGTTCTAAGTTCATACCAGATCATCTACCTTATCTAAGTCGTCGGCTTCCCGTAAGGCAGCGACGCGCATCCTGTGGGCTTTCGTTTTCGGACCGACCGGTGATGGGGCTGTATGGCGGAATTCATTTAGCAGCAGTATCCGAATCAAGTGGTCTATCGGATAGCCATAGGGATCGTTATTACGCTTTTTGCGAAATTCTGCTACGAATTTCATAGCGTCTTGGTGTTTTCCCGGTGAAAGCATGTTCTCGTTGATGCAACGACGAACGCCGTCCCAACTTTCCTGAGCGTAAGAAGCAATCAGGGATTCGATATTGAAATCCTTCCACAGCCGACGCTGGGCATCTATGTGGGGAAATGCCGTCACTAGAGCGTCATAAAACTCTGGCTCTGTTGTGACTACATCATTGAGCCTGCGAGCAGCAACAGAGTGTAGTGGAATTCCCACCCGTGTGTTGGCTCCCGACATTGCTGCGTAGTCGTAATACTCGCAGTATGGGAAGTCGTTGTCCACGGATACATACTTGAGAACATCGTCTGTAATCCAATCATAAATAGGTTTGACAAGTCGTAACGGAATGGCCTTGCTTAGCCGGTATGGACGATTGATGTAGTTCTCATGGAGTTTTTGGACAACGGACCGATACCGAATCATGGATTCGTTTGCCCGAATACCCGTAAGGAAGGCGGTTCGACCTTCCTTTCCTTGCATCGTGTAATAATCAACAGGCTGCGGAACCACCACGCTATTATCTAGTCCGAAATTTTGGGCGGTGATAGCCCATGGGGGTATCTCCCGAACCAAGCGTCCTTCTTCTTGTCGCTGTTTTGACCAGAGCAGAACGTACTCTCTGCGACCAAGCACCCAAATTTCCTGCCCCATCGGCAGGCAGTACCACTCCATGTCAACCCACGGAAGATCTTTGATCCATTCCATGTAACGAATAACAGAAGGGCTGACCATTTCTTCATCACGGAAAATGGTCTTGACGGGTCCAAGTCCTCGTTCTTCATGGATTTCTTTTGCAAGAAGTAGGACGGCAGAAGAATCTTTGCCTCCGCTGAACTGGACACAAACCGTGTCGAAAGTATCATAAACGTGTCGGAGCCGTTCACGGGCTGCTTCGACTACGGTCATGTCTAGGAATAGGCGCTTACGCGGCATAGGATTACTCTAGTTGTAACGCGGGACGGGAGAAGGGATGGTCCTCATGCCAACCTCCGGCCCAGCGCCACAACCAATAAGCATCCCCCGGCAGGGGGGCTTAGCGTACCACAACCGCAAATACTGCTTACTGCAACTAATAGTGTTAGGCGCGTGCGGCTTCAATGGCCTCTATTAGTTCTGCTTTTCGCAAATTGCGGTATGCAACACCCGCTTCGGAGGCAATCTCCTTAAGTTCGGCCATGGTAAGCGTGCCCAAATCTTCTGTTGGGATTTCTACTGCTGCTTCATCTTCATCTTCATAGATCTTTGTATCTTCTCCGGCAATGCCCAACAGGTCAGGAGTCTTGTAATCCTGTAAGCCTTTGTTCAAATTGGACCAATTAATCTTGCCCGGAAGCGACAGTCCGTCTGGCATTGAGTACCAGCAAACAATCCCCTCAAAAGCAGTAAAGGTTGCGGTTCCCATTCTTCCACCTTCGTGGGTAATGGCGGGAACAGCCTCTATGTCGCACAGGATTCTTAGAAGCCGACCAACGGATTTTTCTTGTTCTGCCGACAGGGAGATGACTTCTTCTTTGACCATTGCAACAAAGACGCAACGAGATGCCCATTGTGGCTGACTGGGATGAAAGTCACCTATAACCCCGTAATCCGTATTGAGAATCTTGTGGATCTTAGATTCATTTTGATCAATCACATAATGAGGACGATGAGACTTGTAGTCTCGTTCGTATCCCCAAAGCGCTTGTGTTCCAGTCTGCGTATTCGTACATTCCAGAATCAACTTAGGACCAACAAAGGGCAGTTCTGGTCCGCGCTTAGCCCCATCCGTTATTGTTTCCGTAATGACTTCAAACATGTTGACCTCTAAAATTGGATGCTAATGTTTAGAGTTTACATCAACTATGTGTGTCAGAAGTCTAGTTCCTCATCGAACGGATCCTGCGAAGTGGCAGGCTTGGCCGCAACCGCTGCTGGCTGGGCGTCGTCGCGCTTTTCGTGCTTCACCCGAACGAGGCTTTCGATGTCCTCAACGGGAATTGAAATATCGTTGGCAACGACCTGAGTAGCGTAACGCTTCTCGCCTGTATTCTTATCTTCCCAACTGCGCTCTTCCAAGTAACCAGTAACGATGATCCGCTGGCCCTTCTGAACGATTCCCGCTGCCGCTTCAGCCAAGTCGCCCCAAACCTGAACGTTAAAGAATGAGGTGTTGGTCTTTTCCCAAGAATCACCCTGCTTGCGCCAGCGTTCGGTCGCCAGTCGCAACTTCAACATGCCGTTACCATTGCTGCTGTACTTGAGTTCAACGTCGATGACGTTATTACCCTTGACGGTTACTTCTGTTCCTGAACGAGCCACGATTCTCTCCTAATACAAAATGGTTGATTGCCCGAAGCCAGTAGTGTAGCGTGGTGGGCACGCCACCGCAAGGGGAGGAGTACCGTGAGCAATTCAGATTCCATTCTGACTATTCGGGAACATCTGATTAATGTCTGTATGGATTTAGTCGAAATTGGTGAAGAAGACGAGGCTGAGGTTCAAGAAGATTTTGAACAAATGGTCGATCTGATTCTTGAGTCCTTGGATTTGAAGATCACAGAAACCGAAGAGTCAAAGGACTCCACGACTTTCAACTGCACTATTCAGTTGATGTCGAACCTTCAGAACTGATGTGACGGTTTAAAAAGGCTGTCACTTGCTCTGAAGTTGTGGCTAAACCTGCATAGGCCGGGTTTGCCTTCAGATATCTTAGGAACGAATACCACACCGCCTGCTGTTCAGCGTCGTTGAATACCAAAGTGTATTGAACCACCGTTTTGGCCCCAGCAGAACCAGTGGCTGTAGCGCCTTGGGTCACTAGAGACTTCATCGTCTCTTCGTCTGCTTCTGTTGGAGGCGGTGCGATCAAGGTCGGAGCAGTCCATCCGTCATTGGATACCACGGCAGATTCTGTTCCAGCGGTCGGGGTTGAGATGGAAGCAATCTCAAAATCATCCCAGCCAAGTTCCTCAAAGAAATCCGGCATGTCTTCCACCACCGAAATCAGCATGTCATGGAGAAGTTCCTGATTATCTTCTCCCAACTCTGAGGTTCGATTGTCGGCCAAGGCAAACGCTATGGCCTTGTCGTGGTCGAACGGAACGTGCAGCACCGCTATGTGGGTCCATCCCAATTGCTTGGCTGCCGCCAGTTGATGATTCCCGGCAATGACAGTGCCGGTGCCATCCTCGTTGTTCACGGCCACGATGGGTTTGACTTGTCCGAACTTTTTATACGAAGCCGCGATAGAGGCAATGTTTCCTTTGCGTGGGTTGTTGGGAAGCGTTTGTAATTGTTCTATCGGAACCAGAAGGTTTTCCAAGTCTGGACTTACGCCATGGTTCATGTTTGTGCCCTCACGTTTGCTGCAAGCGTCCTGAGGGAATCAAGTGCTGTGCGAATAGAGTTTAGTTTCTCCTTCTTGGCTTTGAGGAGAGCATCTGCCACCTTGACTTCATAGTTCTCATCGGAGAGTTTGTAATCGGCCCATGACTCACGCTCCTTGATGGAGCCATTTGCGGCGAGATATTCCTTAGCCCAAGAAGACTTGTAGCGAGCATCTTTTTTGGAGTGATCCACAGCAAGAACTTCAAAGGCTTCGGTGTGTTCCTCTAAGTCTTCAACCAGCCTGATGATGTTGTCTTCAACGTCGGCTAGGGCTATGGGAGATGATCTCACAGGAGTCCTTCTTCTTTCGCTATGGCGTTCAAGCGTTCCGCTTCTTCTTCCCAATCAAACTTATCTATTGAGTTTCGTTTGAGAATGAGTTCGTCAAACAAGTCATCACCGATTTTGTCGATTGTGAAGATTCCAAACTCCACGGGGTTGTCGGTGAAGAACCGATGACATGAGGCGCACAGACAGAACGCATTGTCCAAGTCCGTTCGGGTCCATGAATACTTTCTAGAGATAATATGAGCGCACTGTAGAACATGCCCAGATCCACACTTCTCACATCTCCCACGGGATCTGACAATCAGGGCGTGCAGTTTGGTCGCCTTGCCCTTTGCCCCCTTGCCATAGATGTTACTCATTCATCGCACGCTTTCTAAGATCTTCTGCAATCTTAGTGCGCCGTGCCTCGCGTCTAGGGCTTCTAATGCTTTGAGATTCTTTTCAGATTCTTCGTTTCTGATTTCAGGATCAGAAAGGGCTTCAAAGTGTTTGACCCAATCTATGAATCTCTTGGCTATTCTGCCAACTCCGTATTCTTCTTTGAACCGAACATATTCAGGAGACTTGGACATAACAAAAGGAATGCCAGCCGCAGCGTATTCAAGTGGTTTGATCCACGATTTAGCATGGTTGAAAGGTACGTCATTGAGGGGAGCAATACCTATGTCAAATGGAAGCATCTTGCCGATAATGGTCGGTGACACCATGGGATACAAATTGACCCGATCTTGCGTTACTCCAGTCTCTTCCCAGAATGTGGGATGTCCTCCGTAGTATCCTGTGTGGTGGAAAGAAAATCGGTCTTCAGGTAATTGCGGAAAAACTTGTTTGACTTCTTCCAAATCTCCACTTCTGTGTCCTGTGGAGCCGTGCCATCCGATAACAGTTTTTCCATCATTGTCATGTTGTCGTGGCTTGAAAGCACTGAAATCAACATGGTTTTCTAACATCTGTACATTCGGCACTCTTAGTTTATCTTTTGCTCGTTCATATAGAAATGGTGTAGAAATAATCACCAAGTCTGATGCTGCAAGAACATTTCTATAAATGTCTGTGTTTTGTTCTTTGTTATTTTTGGGGTCAATTTTTGTTTTAGCCTGATGGCGTTCATGAAGACCCCAATACCAGTCATCTAAATCGTTTACAATAGTTTGACCATTTTGTTGTGCTATTTTAATATTTTCTGGAATGCCTTTTATCATCCAGCGTTGCATATAAATAACGTTGCAATCGAAATGGTGGTTGTCGTCCCAATCCGTTACGCCAAAGATTCCTAAATCGTTATTGAATATAAGCACACCAATAACGTGGGGTATCGTCAGGTATCTCGTATATTGGCCGAAGCGGATCCAGCCCGATCCCCCCATACAGGGGGAGCCGTCTGGTTCGGTGACCGATCCAGACCAGTCGCCAGAAGCAAACCCGACTTTCAGTTCCACTGATCCAACTGTTGTTCTAGGTCCACGAAACTCCACACGCCGTCAATGGAATTCCACAACGCATGATCTATGGGTGTTGGCTCAAAGTCGTAATGCTGCATAATAGAGCGATGTTCTAGAATGGCGTTTCGATAGAAACTGGCAAGGCGTAGGTCTTCTTCTTGACCGCTTTCACCCAAGGCGATCATTCTCTCTGCCTCAGAAAGTTTCTGAGTGACATAGAAACGAAATCTACCAATCTTGGTTTTCTTCTCATCCGTTTCTATTTTATATGAGGAAACCAAAGAGGTTGGAAGTTTCTCCGTAATCACGGCCTCGTCTTGACCCAGTCCAGAAATCTGTTCGTCAAGATTTTCTAATAACTTAAGGAGAGACTTTTTCCATCTTTCTAGATTTTCGTTAAGACGAAGATAGTCTTGCTTCTCAGAGGATAATACATTTTTGACATCTTCTGAGACGATGCGGTCGAACTCTTGTTGATCCATTAGTTTTATTCCTTAATTCCATGCTGGACAAATCTTCTTATAGGCGCACCAATTACATAGTGGTCCTGTTTTCGTAGCAAAGTAACCGCTCTCACATCCAGCGGTTACTCCCTCCCAAGTTTGGTCAATTAGTTTTAAAACCGTCTTTCGCCGTTTGGGTGTGGGGGCGTATCTTTTAAACTCTTTGAATTTTACATACATTATTTCAGCGTTACTAACTTCTAAATCATTCAAACGTTCAAGCATCTCTACATAAAGAACGATTTGAAAAATCTTATCACCCTCATATTGGGGCTTAGAAACTTTTCCGCTTTTGTAGTCCGTAACAGTTAATGATCCGTCCTCTTCCTCAGTCCAACGATCAATGAACCCCAAGAGAGGAACATCGTTGATGGAAGCAGAGAACTTGTCCTCTATCCCACGGATCTTAACATCTGGCGGATTCTCCATGCCGAAAACGTTTTCGACACACCACCATGCCTGCCAACGGAAGTCATTTATGTTCTTGATCCGAACCGTACTGGTTTCTTCTATGAACTTATTTTCCCACAGTTCCCGAGCGATCCGTCTTGCTTCTGCAAGCGTTCGATCTTCCGGATCCAACGCATAAAACCCTTCCAGAATTTCGTGAACGAACGTTCCCAAAATCATTGCCTCTGAGGTGGGTTCCGGTATTCGATCTATGCGAGAAAACCTGTACCGAAGAGGACACTGTTCGTAGGTTGTAATACTGGAGGCAGATAAATGCGTGGGTATTGGCAGGGCACTCATACCAAATAGCCGTGAGAAAGGTTAAAGCCGGAAGGCTTGAAAGGCTTGATTGGATCGACAGTTTCCACGACTCTGAACATTTCGGATCCGGCAATCAAGTCCTGTAGGTCGGACTTGGAGTCAAGCATTCCGGGGGTGATTTTGTTCCCGTCGGTTGGGAGGGCTTTGGCGATGTTCTCCATTGCCGCTTTAGTTTCTGTTTCCAAATGCCCCTCACTACGGATGGCGGCATCACAGATGGCGGGCCGGAGATCAATCGTTAGGATTCCGCCGTCCAAACTGATTCGTGAGTCAGCGAGAAGCAAAAAGTCCTGATAGTCCAATTGGGCTTGTTCAATAAACACTTTGCGTTCAGCACCGGCAATCGGAGGCATGTTGCGCTTTTTGACTCCTTCGGCCCGTTCGCGGAACCGTCGAACCATGGCCTCCGGGTCCAGTGTGTCACTCATTCTTTTTCAACCACCTTTCTGCGTTCTTCAATCTTGGCTTCAAGGGCTTCTTGCTTCTCTAGAAGATACTTATCGTATTCCTTTTGGCGTTCGGCCATGATGAAACCGTGTGTGTAGGTGTCTGGCTGATGATCAATGCCCATTAATAGGTTTCCACTTCCTCTGTTGTTTGCTCTGCACCGAATGTTAGTCGAATGACTTCAACCTGACATTTTTCAAACTGGTCTAGGTCCATATTCCGACCCGGCTTTTCTCCAGCGAAGCCCTGCTCCTTGAACCACCCGCGGAATTCGTTCTTCTGGTCTTCGTTAAGTGACTTGAAGTTACCTACAAAGACTTTCCACTTTTCTGCTTCAATGGGATAGGACTCTTCGATTTCCAATGTCAATGCTTCTTCGCTTCGTGCCAGATGCAAGGCAATTCCAAGACCTTGACATGCCTTTTTAAAGGCATCACTGGTTGCAATCTTGAAATCGTTTCCAAGATCCATTACCCCGCCACCCTTAAGCATCTTGATCTTGGTTCCGCCATATGCTTCCTTGACGGCAGTTACTCCATCAACAGAAGCGACAACCCGAACATGAGAAATCACATGCTCTTTGTATTCGGGCTGGACATGACACTTGAGAACTTCATAGTTCCATCCGCCCGTACCAAGCACCTTGTTCAACCGGGCGATGTATTCCGCCACGGCGACGTAGTCAAAGTTGCGCCCCCCAAGAGAGCGCTGATAAATAAGTGTCTCGTCAAATGGTTCTGCTAGTTGATCGGCTTGCGACTTCTCAGCCATTCTCATTACTCCTATAGATAAGGTTTGTATTCGGTTCTCCGACATCGCAATACTCGTCGGCATCAATTCCTAAATCACGCAAAGCCTGCACCCTCCAATAAGAGACGGCTCCATACTCCAGTAACTCTTTGATCATCTGTCGGGGGCTTTTGGTTATCTCTCCGGTGTCCATGTCGATAGCGGTGTCGGCAATTCGTTGAGCGACCAGTTCCGCCAACTTGTCATGGTCCCACTTTTTGCGTGGCGCACCAGTCTTGGTTTCCATATTGAACTGTTGGGCCTGAATTGGGCTTCGGTCCCAATCGGAATCCAGCAGAATCGTCTTGGCTTCCTCCTGCAAAGATGCGATAATTTTTTTTGCCTCAGACAGTATGAAACCCAAATGCACCAAACGGTAAACCCGTTCCGGGTCTTTGGTCGTTCGTTCCAAGTGGACAGAGTCGTCCAACTTGTTTAGCATTTCAGAAAGTTCCTCTTGGATGCCCACAGGTTCCTCTCCTAGTAGTAGTTGAAAACAAGGTAGCACAGTGGTGAGACAGGCGCAACCGGGGGGGGGCGAACGAGTGTTCGATTTTTCGCGTTTTTACTAATGTACCTTTTAAGTAGTAATACTTAACAAGTAAGAGAATCGTTACTCTGGGAGCAGGAGGGCGAGAGTTCTTGGCCCTCCAAACGGAGAGCCAAGATTTACTCCGGTCACAGTCGGACTGTCGTAAATGGCACCTTGCGCTTTGAACAGAAGCGGTCGGCCAGCGGGCATCCACACTTCATCCGATTTCGTTCTGGTACTGGTGCTGACTGCTGCCGAGTTCCACCATGAAGTGTAGGTCAGTGCGCCCTACCACTGGGCGTGAAAATTCCAAGCCCCTCTAACGGGCGAACGACGTTGGTTAGACGACGGGCACGAAGCCGGAGCGCTGACCATATCCCCGTCGCTGGAAGATGTCAAGCCCTAGATAATAATTGACACCCGGCCACGCTGGCGATGACCCAGACCGGCCACCTCGTTGAAGCAAGAAGAGGTGGCATCCACCTGATCGTCATGCCATGCCGCCTCTGGGAAGGTTGCCACTTCGTCAAGGAAGTCTGAAATGTATGGTCCTCTGACAAGCCTGACGTTTCCGTTGGCAACCGCAGCAGACAGAGGTTTGGCACGGGTAACTTTGTCGCCCGTGGAACGAATGCCGATGAAGTTGATGCCGGGTAGAACGTAGCGGGCGTATTGGTCGATCAGGTTTTTGCCGCTGCTCCCCGGCTCCTGTTCCATCCGGACGGCGACATGGGGGCCATCCAGTTGGGCGGTCTGTGCGATCAGTTTTTCTATGTCCGCTCCGTTCTTCCTGCACCTCTGGATGTCGATGATGTAGAACACCCCTTGGTCGAATGCTCCGAGAACACCGACGGTCCAGTCGGGGTCCGGGTTCACATGGGATGGTTCGGTGGCAGCAAGATCCCAGAATCGGCACCACTCAGGATCTACGAAATCAGGAAGGTCGCTTGGCTCCATGATGATGAAGTTTTCACGATCAAACAGGCTTCCTGAGGACACCGCCCACCAGTCGCCGTTTTCCAATCGCTGACGTTCGATGGGGTCGATCTCTTGCAGGGCACGCCGATACGACTCAGGGTCGATGCCGGGGTTGTCGTCTAGGAAACTGGGAACAAAGATTCGATCAGGACTGTTGTCTCCCTCTTCGATGAAACGTTGTCTTACCCAGTTGGGCGCAGGGTTGGATGCTGCACGCATTCTTAGTGGTACTTTAGAGAGTTCGCCAGAGTTCGGTTTACGCAACCGAGAGAAAAGGTAACGATAATCAAATTCACGAATTTCAGTTACTTCGTCCATTCCAATGAACTGGAATTCTGAAGACTTGTAACGGAGGTAGTCGTTTTGATTGTTTAGATAACCGAAAGTGACTCTTGCACCAGATGGAAAGGTGGCTACATAGGTGGAGCCATTCCACCTAATCTCGTCGTACTCTTTAACCCACGAAAGAAATCTGTCCATGAGTGCGCCGGGAAGTGCGAGGTCGGCATATGTACGTCGGAAGAGAATGGCGGAGTAGTTGGGAATGTCAACGTATTGGAGAGCAGCCATTAAAAGTGCAGAGGATTTTCCGCCACCAGCGGCTCCACCAAACAACCCTTCAAGATGGGACGAACGTAAAAAAGTCTTTTGGGTCAGTGATGGGGCTTCTGGACAAAAATGTGGTTCCTTCGGCTGTAGGAACTCATAGATGTCTGACCAGTCTTTCATAATGGGTTATGCTACCTTGAAACCTTTGTCTGAACGTGACAGGATATAAATGTGAGAAAGATTATCGCTTCTGTGGGACGTTCTAATATTGCTCATGCGTGCATGGTGTCTTCTGTAATACTATTAGGTTTAGGACTGGGTCAGTTTCACATCGGCTGGGGGGTTACAGCATGGGGACTTGGGCTGGGCATATACGGCTATCTGTTAGGTGCTGAATAAATATGGCTTGGAACAACAATAAGGCAATCCAACCTGACGAGAAAAAGGCTGTTTCTATTGGAGCGCCGATTTCCTATAACGCCGGTCTTGTAGGCAAACCTTACACCGACGGTTGGGACATTGAGAGAGCCTATCGCGAAGGAGTAGCGAAAGTTACTTGGGTCTATCGCGCTATTGATGCTATCGCTAGCAATCAGGCACGATTGCCTATCATGTTTCTTCAGGACAACTCTCCGTTTGGGGAGCGGGTGGAACGTGAAGAAGAAAATAGGAACGTTACGAAAATTCTGAACCAGCAATCTAATGATGGCGAGAACTCTTTCGCTTTTCGGTATCGGCTTTCTGCTCAGTTGTTGATGAGTACCCGTGGAGCGTTTATTGAGATCGTTCGTGGCCGCGGCGGTGACCCGGTGGCGCTACATCTGCTTCCTCCTCAGAACACGGCTCCGATCCCCCACGAAAAGAAGTTTGTATCGGCGTTTGAGGTTGAGTTGCCGAACGGCAAGAAACAAAATCTGAATCCGAAGAATGTTATTTGGATTCGTCGCCCGCATCCATTGGATCCATACTTGTCTATGACCCCAATGGAATCATCGGGTATTGCAATAGAGACTGAAACATTAGCAAAGTTGTATAATAGAAACTTTCTTTTGAATGACGGTCGTCCCGGCGGGCTTCTAGTTTTGCGAGGACAGATTGATGATGACGACAAACAAGAACTCCAAGCCCGATTCCGAGGAAGTCTCTCAAGAGCAGGCGGTATCGGCGTTATTGCATCAGATGACGGTGCGGACTTTGTCGATACTGGTGCCTCCCCGCGTGACGCGGCGTATGAGTCTCTTAGACAGATTACGAAGGAAGAAATCCTCGCTTCCTTCGGAGTCCCCGAATCCATAATCGGTAACGCTTCGGGCAGAACGTTTGCCAACGCTTCCGAAGAGGGGCGCGTGTTCTGGTCAGAGACAATGGACCCGCATCTGGAACTATTGTCTAGGGGACTAGACATCTTGGATGAAAACTTTTATGTTACGTTCGATACTTCTTCGGTGCCGGTTCTGACGATAGGCAAGCAGGAACGTGATCGGTATTATTTGACAGAGCATCAGCAGGGTTTGATCACCGCTAATGAGTATCGGGATAAAACTGGAAAAGAAAAGGTCGATTCCTATCTGGCGGATTCGATGTTGGCGAACCCGAACTTGGCTCCGATTGGAAACACCGAAGAGCCGATGACCAAAGAAGAGGCGATGGGTGGAGCGCAGGGTCCGGGTGGACCGATGCCTCCGGGCGCGGAGGGTCCACTGCCACCCGAAGG